GTGAGGGCGGGCAGGTTCAGGAGGCCGCGCGCCTCGTCCTCGTCCGGGATGATGCCCGCGGTGAAGGCGCTGAGCACGCGGGTCCACTTGGCGTCGATGTTCTCCTGGAGCGCCTGGACTTTGCCGAGGTCGTGGCGGAGGTACAGCTCGCCGAAGTCCTGCGACAGCCCCATCCGCATCTCGTCGCCGGTGATGGCCCAGATCGGCGCCATCGTGTCCTGGATGAAGGCCTGCCGGGCTTCGCCGTAGTTCGCGAAGGTCGAGCGCTGGAGCCCCACGTTCAGCCCGGCGACGATGGGCGGCACGCGCATCACGCTGGCGATGTGGCTCTCGGGGATGTCGAACAGCGCGTTGGCGGCCAGCTCCTGCATGTTCAAGCCGACCCGCTGATACTCGGCGCCGCCCTCCAAAATAGCGACATCACCGCGCATGTCGCCGCCGTAGGTTTCTTTCCAGCGCCTTTTTTGCCGCTTGATGTCCTCATCGGTGTAGCCCGCGTCGGGCAGCTTGAGGATGCCCCGCGGCACGGCGTCGTTTTTCAGGAGCGTGAACACATAGCGCCGGATCTCGTTCGCGGTGTCGGTGTCGCCGGCGGCGGCGGTCAGCGGCGGCTGGGCGATCCAGGGCTGTTCTGGATCGACATCCGGCCAGGTCAGCGCGATGATGTCGTCGACCGGCACCGGCTTGAGGCGCCCGCTACCGTCGTCAAAGTCATAGCGGACGAGCCACTCATCGCCGCCCGGCACCGGGATGATCTGGCCCGCGTGGTAGGGCCACAGCTGCCGCACGCGCCGACCGCCATCTCTAACCTTATGCACGTAGCACACCCCGCCGATGGCGATGTAGGACATGCAGATAGTCTTGAATCGCCGCTCGCTCATCCGTGCATTGGGCTGGCGCAGCAGGATGCGCGCGGGGTGGTTGGGCAGCGGCTCGGCGTCGTCGCCCTCGTCCGCGTAGACCATCAGCGGGGGCTCGGGGTAGGCGAAGGCCAGCGCCGAGACGCAGGCGAAGAAGGCCGCGTTTTTCTTGTAGGCCTCGCGGGTTAAGGCGCGGAAGGTCGGATCGAAAAACGTCTGGGTGATCCAGGGTGGCACGACGCCGAGCCCGCCCGCCTTGACGAGCATCCTGGCCAGGGCATAACGGATGGTCGTGGTCAATCTCATCGCACCCCCGCCTTATGTGTCCTGAACAGCCAGCCGCCGATGTAGCGGAGCGCGTCCAGGCGGTGATAGGTTTCCTTGTCCTCGATCTGCTCGGTGGGCTCGCCCGCCGCGTCGAGCTTCCGGCTGTAGCTTCGCACCTCGTCGAGCAGCCCCGCCAGGTCGTCGAAGATGATCAGCTTGTTCGTCTTGAAGCCGCCGTACACGCGGTTAATGCCGACCTCAACCTCGCTGATGTCCGGCTCCCGGATTGGCAGCCCCCCGGCCCGAAACTCGCGCCGCCACTGGCCTTCGCTCTTGCTGCCCCCCACGCAGATCGGCATCGTCGGCTCACCACTCAGGAGCTTGGCCGCGTGCCCGGCGCCCGTGCGACCGCCTGCCAGGTACTCACGATAGAGGTAGTATCGGCCGGTTGGGGCCTCAAGATCCCAGTCGCCGTCATCATCACGTCGACGTAGCTCGGCAGCCAAGAAAACGGCGGCGGTATTGACGCCTCCAAAATCGAGACCCATGTAGCGCGGCCACTCCGGCGGGATGGCGAAGGGTGGGCACACATGCTGCACCTCGTCGAAGCTGTCATAGATCAGCCCAGCCGGACGCTCGTAGCGCCCCCGGTAGAACATATTGAACTTCCAGGCCGGGAGCGTCGCCTTGGCCCGCTCCCACTCGGCGCGCGGAAAGGCCGGGTTGGCGATGCTATCGAACTGGATGACCTGGATACTCGGGTCACTGTCGCGCCGATCGTAGAGCGTCTGCTTCAGCCAGCCCAGATTGTAGATGGTGGTGGTGAGCAGGCAGCGCCCCACGCTCAGGCTCAGGCGACGCAGGATCGCCTCCCAGGTGGTGAGCGTAAACCCATCCTGGCCTGCCTCGTCGCCCCATGCGCCCTTGGCGGTATTCGACTCGAGGCCGGCGCCCGACTCAGCACTGCGGAGGATGATCCGCCCCCACATTGGATCGTCGGCGCGCTTGGCCAGGAACTGCCCGGTCACGGGATCGCGCAGCTCGATGATGCGGTCGCCTGACCAGTAGCGGCCGATATCGTAGACACCCTCGAAGGTTTCGCGCAGCGCCGGCAGCATCTTGAGCTTGAACAGGTCGTAGGACGCAGTCACCGCCAGATAATCCCCTCCGCCGCAGCGGTCGATCTCGCGCTTGAGCCAGAGCGGACCCCAGCTGGTCTTGCCCGACTGGGTGCCGGCGAGCACGACCACAAAGCGCGCATCTGAGCGCCAGGCCTTCGCCTGCCCCGCGTGCATGCGCGTGCGGTACTGGACTTTATTCGGCGTCGCTGTCGCTGACCACAGGCTCATCGCTTGGTACCTCGACAATGACCTCACGCACCGGCGCAAACGTGCCGGGCGCGCCCGTTTCCTGCCGATCGACCAGCAGGCCATGATGCTTGGCGAGTAATGCCAAGGCCGCTTGACTGTCGTACAACTCAATTGAAACACCCTGCTTGGTTTTCGTGTACTTTTTCACGAGGTGGAGTACGCCACGCAGCTTCGCAGCTTTCAGGTCAAGCGCCACGCCGCGGCCGCGTACCGTCACGAACTCTTCCAGAGAGGCCCGCGCTTGTTCCGTTAATCGCGCCAGCACTTCGTTGGCAGGCATTGCGGTTGTGGCGAGCGCAGCGTCGATCGCGGCTCGAATGTCAGGTTTTGACAGGTTCTCAGACGCTATCTGCCGTGCACTCGCCGCCGGATAGCCCGCCCGGCGGGCCGCCTCCGCACCGTTCAAGCACACCAAGTAATGAGCAACAAAGGCGTGTTGTTTGTCCGTTAATTCGCTCATTGCCCAAATGGCGGCCTGCGCCGGAGCCGCACCGCCGCATCATTGACCAACAGGCCGGCAACGTGGAAGCCGACGCCAAACAGCAGCCCGATGAGGACGAACGCGAGGGCGGCCTGCCAGGTCGAAATGTCGTTCATTGTGCTCTCCCGATAAAATAGGCCAGCACCAGCAGATTCACCACGATCAGGACGCCGATCGCGGCGAGGGTCGCCCAGCGGAAGCGAGCCGACTTGGCACGCTCCAGCAGACGACCCGCGTCGTCCTGCTCGCCTTTGGCCTTGATCTCGCCGGCGAACTGATCGAAGATATGTTGCATGCGCACCAGCTCGCTCGACAAGATCCCGATCGCACTATTGACCGTCTGGCGGTGCATCTGCCAGGACTGTTGGACCTCGGTCTTGTGCTCGCGGATCTCCTGCGCCAGCTCGCCAAGCGTCTCGAGTACCCCGCGGTAGCGGTCGTCATCCGTTGCCACATCTAGCCGCCTGCCTCGGTCTCACCCAGTTGACGTTGCTCAATCCGCGCGACCGCCGCCTCCAGCCGGTCCAGCGTCTGCTGCATATGCGCCCGGTGCGTCTTCGACTCCGTCAGATCGGCGGTATGCTGCGCTCGCTCGGCGATCGAGGCGTCGCGCGATTGGTCGTGCGCACGGAGCGTCGCCTCGGCGGCATCCATCCGCGTCTTGAGCTCGACGACGTCCAATTCCACCCCACTCACCCGCTCACCAATCGCCGACATCCCGTCGCGAAACTCGGCCCGCGCTGCATTCAGCACGGCCCCCTGTCCACGAATGAGGTTGACCGCCTCGCTGACGAGATCGTTGGTTTCACCAACTCGTTCGCGTTGCCGTTCCTCAAACTGCCAGAGTGCTATTTGGACATTGTTCGCCTGCCCCGAGAACACACTCTCGAGCTGCACCGCCAGCAGATCGCCGAGCCGCTCGCGCTCGGCGGGGTCGTCGGCGCGCACCATCTGCTGGATGGTCATGCCGTAGCTCGTCGTGGTCAGCCGCGGCGTCGTGTCCGCCCGCTTGAAGATATCGCGCAGCCAGCTCATTGGTAAACCACGCTCATAGCACCTCGCCCAGCCGCGCAAACAGGCGCGTGTAGAACTTCGGAAAGGGCAAGCCGGCCGGGTCGGTCTTGCCCTTGGTGTCGATCGCCGCGTGCGTGACGAGCCCGAGCGCACCGAAGCGGCCCCACCACTCGCGGATCTGGAGCGCGGCGCTGTCGATCTGCGCGTCTTCGTAGGGCTCGATGCCGCTGTTGCTGTTCACCAACTCAATGCCCAGCGTCTCGCGATTGAGGCCCAGACGATTGCCCATCTGTGAGTAGCCGACGTGGTTGGCGATCACAAGGTCGTCGACCAGCTTGTAAATCTGGCCGTTCTCCGCGATCACGCGGTGGGCCGACACGTTGCTGTTGGGGTTCGTGGTGAGCCAGTCGAGCGAGGATGCCAGTGGGCCAGCAGTGGCATGCAACACGATCGTGCGGATATCGAACGAGGTGCGCGGCCCGGAGGTGTGCCGGGCATCGGCGGGGCGATCGATGATCGCGAGGTTCGGCGTAATGAAGTAGGCCATACCCAAACACCGCTCGCGCGGCGTGGGTGGCTAGCGATAGTATAAGCTTATGCCGAGATGATTGTCAATAGATGCGGCGTATAGTAGACTGGAAAGACGCGCCCGGCGCTGTGCGGCGTGGGTGGCTCCGGTGTCGCACAGTGCGCCGGGCGTGGCACTGCACTGGGGCAGCGATGTGAAGAACATCACAGTGAGGGGAAACCCCCTACAACATTCCGCCTAATCCATTTGTGACGATAGTAAATGAGCAGACTGTAACCCCAAAGTTATGACATCTTAACGTTTTGTCTATATACCAAACTCCAAACCGGGTGTACAATCGCACGAAATGCCCGAACACTGGTCCTCATCACACGCACACATCGCGCCCGTCCACTGTTCCTGCATCCGGCCGCCGGCCGCGTCTTGCCTCCGGCCTCCCATCATCGCGTGCTCACCTGACTGCCCGGAGGCTTGTATGGTGGCGGTAAAGATGCTACTCTTTGTGACGTGCCCCGCGTGCTCACTCCTGATTCTGGCCCCGCTCTATTTCGGGCCGTTGCCAGTTCTGATCGAGGTCGCATTCGCAATCGCACAACCATTGGCGACGGTCGCACTCTACAAACTGGTGCGAAACGCGACGATCGATGAAACGCTCAACGAGATTGAACGCCGTCGGCAGATCGCAAGGTCGCAAGAAGTGAGCGCAACAGCCCAACTACGTCGGGTTTGACGCGCGCCTCTTCGCGCAGCTGCCTTAGAATCTCTTCGACCTCTGGGCTTGCATCTCGCGCGATCGTGTCGAGCCGTTGTTGCTGGCTCTCTGTAAACCGCTTCTCGGCAAGATACTCGCCCTTTTGCGTGTTCGACGGATCGGCGTCAATGGCTTTCACGTCGTCCATGTGGCCGTGAAGCACATCGAGCAGCGCATGCAATGACGGGCCACTCGGGCGCTTACCTTTTCTCTCCCAGCGGTAGACGGTCGAGGTATCAACCTCAACCCCGATTCGTTCGTTGATGCGACGAACCACTTGCGGACGCGACAGGCCATGCCGCATACGCAGCGTCGAGAAGTAGACCGCGAGTGCCATCGGTTTCATTACCTCCCCGTAATCAGTATACCTCAAGCATTGCACATATGCAATATGCACGTGTGCCTAGTATGTATCGTCTTTTTACGATATAATGCCCCTTGACACATTGCACAGTTGCATATATACTATGCACAGATGCAATGATAGGGGGTATCGATGGAAGACGTGAAGGTCATCATCAATCGCACACTTGATACCATCAAGGAACGCGAAAAGCTCTCCGAAACCGAACTCGGCCCCCACCTTGGCGTAAACCAATCAACCATTTGGCGCTGGCGGCAAGGCCGGAGCCTCTGCCCCGCCGCGCGTATCCTCATTCCGCACGTCTACGACCTACCGAAGCCAGCCGCCTAGCACCCCCACAGGAGCACAACCATGCAACCACTCACGTCTGCCAAAGTCATCACCCAGCACGGCCCGCGCGACTTTGATGCGCACTACGACCAGAACTACATCGGCAGCTTCCGCACACGGCGCGAGGCTGAAGAGGCCCTGAACGGCCACGTGCTGGACTTGATAGAGCGCGGCCTCATCGACACCCCTCTCGCCGCGCCCGGCTACACCTGTATCGGCTGCAGCGACGTGCTCCCCGCAGGGCGCGGCGGGCACTGCGATGCGTGCGTGGAGTGGGCCGATCCGACTGACGGCACGCCGGCGATCGACGACGTAGACCCCACCGCGCCAGCCGACCCGGACCCATCGCCCGGCCGCGCCATCGCCCG